AGACTACTGCTCCTTGTGCTTTTGGACCTGCAAATAAACCTGCAAATCTACCAGCAAGTTCTGGAGCAGCAGCACGAGCACCTTTTAAACCAGCGTACGCACCTAAGCCACCAGCAATACCAGCTAGACCTGTTGAGCCTAAATCCTCATCTTGAGAAGCAGCATAACCTGCAGTGCCGATACCGACAGATGTAGGTATGCCGTATTTAATAGCTCCTCTCATAGGTCTACTCCATTACAAACAATTTATTAGCAACTGTTTGTGGCTGAGCTTGGTTCAACATTCTCCATGCATTTCCTGGGTCACGAGACATTTGCTCGTTGAATGTACCCCAGAAATTCTCAGGCTGTTGTGGTGGAGCAGCTTGAGGAGGTGCAGGGAAGTTCTGACCAGCTGTAGCTAAAGCGTTAGGAGTTTGAGGCTGCCCTTCAACTGCAGGCTGTTGGCCTACTGGAGCTGTTGGATATCCTTTAGTTTCTAACTGTTGCTCATTTTCATAAACAGGGTATGGACCTTCTGGACCAAAGAACTTCAATGTATAGTCACTAAGCACATCTGGGTTAGTAAGTATCTCGTTATAAGCAAGATTCTCTTGATGCTCTTGTACAGAAAAATCAGCGTATCCTTTAATTACTTCTTGTGCTCTATTTCCCCACGTTACGGCGTTGTCCAGCATTCCTTCTAGATTTACCGCGTACTGGTTTAGTACCGCTGGTGCCTCTATCCCGAACGCGTCCATCACCTGACGGCTTTCGTTGCTCATTCCTACCTGGTTCTGGACTGCGTCCAGCTGAGCCGAGGAGAGATTCGAAGAGGTTTGGGAAGAGCTGTCCGAGTATGTCTGGCTGGCTGGCGAGATCTGCGGAGCCGATTGTGGCATAGTTGGGGCGCTCACCTGACCGTAGTTGGCCTGGGTATACTGAGGAGCCGCCGTCTGAGATTGTTGACCCTGGAACGGGGATTGGACTGGAGTGCTCAGTAGTCCTACCACCTTGTTGAACGCCGATTCCCATGGACCGTCCTGCTGAGGAGCCGCCGGTTGGGATTGGGGGGCGTACTGAGTAGGGGCGGATTGGAAGCTGGGGGTTCCCTGTGGTACTGCTTGTGGGAAGCTGGTACCCACTTGATATTGACCCGGTGTCTGTGGAGCCGCCTGTGGAGCTGCTGCTGGAGCTGCCGCCACGTAACTGCTCGGAGCCACTGTCGCTGTTGGTGCTTGGCTCGTCTGTTGGGTCGATTGGTCTGTAGCGACCTGCATAACTCATCTCCTTTTGTAACGCCTCGAGTGTTCGATACAGATATGGTGTCAGATCTAGGCGTGGATCTGCTGCCATAGGTAAGTCGGGTGACTGAGGATGAGGAGTCTGCATCATTCCCCCCACGAGTCTTGCAAATTGAGAGTATGCACCCTGCAATTCATTAACCATTCTGAATGGGAAGCCCGATAACATGGCAGCCCTTTCTTCATCCGTTTTCGACGGAAAGAGATACTTCAGTGCTTCTATGCTATCTACCCCTAATTCTTGTAGGTTTCTTACAACAATTGAGTTATTCAAAGTATCCTGAGTTGAGTCTTCATATACTGGTCCGAGCCATCTCCACTGAATTGTTACATCTCCGTCTGGTATTAGACCTGTAACACCTGGTGGAATTTGCTGAGATTGCAGACATGCCATCATTAGTTGCTTAACTTGCTCTTCGTAATATCCCATTGCTTCTGTATAAAGCTTTGTCTCTTCAGGGGATGGATTAGCAGGAAGATCAATTGGTTTTTCTAAACCTACTGCTCGTGCAAGACTCTCTTTAAATAGATTTTCTTCTTGGAAAATTATTAGTTCTAAACAACGACAAAGACCATATGTGTAAAGTGAAGTAGCTTTCTTCTTAGAAGTAGCAGCAACTCGGCCAAATAATGACTTATATTCAGTAGCAGTTACACCTGCAGATATAGATAGTTCATCTACTCCACCAAGCGCAGTTCTTATTTCTTCTCTGTATTGACGAGAAAAAGAGTTCTGATCTCCAGTAATAGCATCAGGAACTATATAACCAACACGATCATTTGGTTCTAAGTTTGCAATAACTCTAGGTACTCTTATCTGTCCATCAATACCACGGGATAATGGATCAGCTTTATATCGAGAACCACTTAAAGGACCTAATCCTGTAAATCCTGAATTAGATGCAATAGAAGGACGTTGTACTTGGGCTTCTCCAGATTCCATTAAATCTGTCTTAGGACGAGAAGATAATAATGTTGGATTACCAAAGAAGGTTACGTTCTTCCTCATGGTGCGGATCATTTCATCATGAGTACATATATGGTTAGCTAGTGCATCAAACTCACCTGATCCTTCGGCAGAAAACCCTTTTGCGTTATTGAATATCTCAACACAAGGTATAAAACCTAATGTATTAGTAAACGTCTTAGTTTTACCAGGTACACTATGATGCTGATTTTCAAAAGAAATTTCACCTTCTGAATGAGTTTCTTCAATTGTTTTACGCTTAATAGAAAGTCTTATATATTTCTTAGTTCCTTGTTGAACACCATTTGTTGAACCTGTTAAATTCTGAGTAGCAATATCCTGTTGATAACCTAAACCTTGACGAACTTTATAGCTATAGATAATTACAACTTCATCCAGCTGGCCATCAAGATTGTAATAGCTACGATATTCGTGCTTACGAAAATAATATAGTCTGTAATTTGTAGAGGTTGGTCGAATGTAAAAAATGCCTTGTCCATCACAAAGAAAGTAATCCCATATGGAATCAAGTCTAGTATCTAATTGATTATATTTAATTACTCTGTCTATAAAATCTTTACGTTGATTACCAAAATTATCTTGAGCAGGAAAAAATTCAACACCTTGTCTAATACCGAATAGCTTCATCTGGGCTAAATGAGAAGCTACAATTCCTGTATCGATTCCACCTCCACCATCTCTTTCAAGATAAGAATCGATAATTTCCTTTAAACGTGATTTAGCGTCACTAGCCATTATTCTTTGCTACGTTTATCTTTATACATCTTAGCAGCTTTTGTTGCTTGAGTATATTTGGAGTTGCTTTCTGCCATTTACTTTTTGCTTTTGTTTTTTTTATGTAAGAAGAGCCAATTTTTAAAAAATAATATTTCTTCTTGAGTAAATAATTTTGGATTTTTAACTGCTTTTTTTACAAGCTTTTTTAATTTCATCCGTAATAAGGTAAAGGAACTGCAAAAGATCCTCCTTTATAAGTACCTATAGGAGCTCCAACTGCTCCTCCTGTATAGGGACCTGTACTTATTTGAGGAATTTCTTGTTTAAATCCAGGTGTCATAAACTGTCCTGCTACTTGAGGAATTCCTTGTTTGCCTAAATAACCGTTATTATACATTCCGTTACCAGGGTCAGATCCTGCGCTAGATATAGGCATCCCAGTTAAATAATCTACTATTTTTCTAGGATCATTACCTATACCTGGAAAAGAATTTAATTCAGGAGCAGGAACAGTTTTATAACCAACTCCAATACTTTTTAAAGGACCAGTTATTTTATTAGCTCCCAATTGACTTTGAAGTACTCCATTTATAGCATCTATTTCTTCATCTGTTGGTGCTGTACCTGGTATAGGATTCATACCTGGATCTCTTAACTCATTATGCTGTCTTGGATCATGATGTTGATCTGTCCAGTATCTAGGAATACCATCAATAATTTCTATTGGTTCATGGATACGATGTGCTAAAGCATTTGCCATTGACCCGTTACCTGGTCCAAGAATATCATTTGATGCTCCGCCTGAATATCTCATAGTTTTTATTAGTATTGTTTATATTCTACTCTTCGTTTATTTCATAAGTAAAAGGTTCATTTATTCGATTAATAGTTAAACCTAAACCTTTCATATTCCATTCAATTATATCTCCTTCTTTCCAACCTAAATCATCTTGGACTTCATCTGGTAAGTGTACAAATAGGTCGCCATTATTAGCTTGTTGCAACGCTATTGAATACTCTGTCATTTTTCTATTAGCTTTTCCATTAGCTTATCAAGCTTATTATGAATTGCTCTAAAGTGATCATTCATATCTTGCAATTCCCGAACAAAATCTACTTTTAAGACATACTCTAAAGGCATTCTATTTACATGTTCTTCCAGTGCATTTATACGCATACGTTGATTTTCTAGGTTTTGAATAGAGTCTTTCAGTCGTTCTTTATGACGTTCTAAAACTTTACTTGCAATCCAACCTCCTCCTGTTACAGAAGAGATAACAGCTGTTAACGCAAGTGTCAGAAAATCTGGTCCCACTGTTTTATCCTTTTTCTATATTCTAAATCACTTAGGCATCGCAATATTCCTAAGTACCCCAGGTAAACCTCTTACACGGGTAATTGGTATCTCCTCTCTACCTCCTATTTCCGTAAGCCAAGGTGCTATTGAATTCACGATAGGACTTACGATATTGTTGGTTAGCAAAACTTTTCTAAAAGGTACATTTTGTAAAGGAGCATCAACAGTTCTTCTAGGTTCTATATTATGTTTGCTTGGATCATATCCATATTGTCTAAGACTCGCTTCTAAATCTGTATCTCCCCCACGTATTTTCCTAGCTAACGGGTCCATAACTCCGTGTTCAAACATATCCATACCATGATCAGCCATTTCATTTAAAAGATATCCTGGAATAACACTTGCTGCTCCTGTTGCTAATGGAGCTGCTACATATGAACCTCTCATTAATAATTGGTTCTTAAGACTCCAAGGAGTACCAGCAACTTTTGCAATCTTTCTACCAAACTGATCAGCCCTATATTCTGTTCCTAGTGTATTTCTCCATTCAGGACTAAGTATTTCACCTGCAGCTCCTTCAAGCATTTGCATAGGTAAACTTTGATTCGGGTTAAGTGCTCCTATAGCAGAAACTAAAATTTGAGTAGGACTTCCGCCTTTAAATTTTTTATTGAGTTCTCCTGAACCTCTTGCATCTAAACTCTTTTTTCCACTAGGTGTTGAGTAATCTAATGCATGTCCTAATTCATGTGCAGTAGTAGTTGCTCCATAAAGATAGTCTGCTGGAATAGATGGTTGATTTGGATTAAAAGGAGAACGTAACAAACTTAAATTAGATTCAGTTGTTCCTATTGGACCAGAAATAACTAAACCTTTTTTATTTCCTTGATATAAAGGATTTGACTCTTGTACAAAAGCAGAAAGTAAATAAGGATACTTTTTCTTTATAAGATTTAAATCTTCTTGAAAAACTTGCTCAGCAGTTCCTCCTAAACCGGAGACAAGACCACTCTTATCTGCTTTAAGTTTTTGGTAATAATCTAAAGGGGATTCTGGGAACTTCCTAGATAAATTAGCTACATCTCCTTCTCCATAAAGAGCTTCTGGATTATTAATATCTACAGGATTACCACCTAATTTTTTATAAGCATCTGCAACACGAACTGCTTGTTGTGTAGTAATTGGAACATCTGTATCTGCTAAGAAGTTATGAAAGGGTTGTAACTTTTCTGCTCCCTGTATTTGAAGTCTTCTTCCATATTTTGTAAGTCCTTCACTTATAGGCTCAAATAAACCCTCTAACTTTTTGTAATAACCTTTATCTTCCCATTTCCCTTTTAAACTGGGAAACATATTTTTAAGATCTTTTTTATCCATAACTAATTAGAACATTCTCATTTGATTAAAAGGATGTCCTTGCATTTTTTGCTCAACGGAACGCAAATCTAAAGGAAAGTTAAACTTAATTAGTTTTCCAGAACCACCAGGATCTCTTATAAATGTTGAATGTGGATTAGCAGTATTAGCACGAGCAAGTTTAATGGGAGGAGCTAAAGGATCTGTACCTTTAGGATTCATATAATCGTCATATTCTTTTTGATACTTCTCTTGTAACTTGTCATAATCTTCCTTTGGAACATCACCTCTAGCAATAGCTTCATCTAATGTTCCAGCGGCAAGAGGTTGAGGAGAAATTAAATCACCTACAATCAATCCAGGTAGTCCTCCAGCAAGTCGTCCCACTGGACTCAAGTTGGCTAATGCTCGTAGTGGTCTTTTAATTATTTCTCTACCTAATGGAGTTGGTCCTGACATAAAACCACCTTCACCTGCAGGAACCCCTGGACGAAATCCACGAGTTAAATCCCATCCTCCTTTAGATCCACCTTTACCAAACTTTCCTCTTTGCAACCAATCATCAGAAACTAATTCACCTAAACTAGCTTTAGCTTCATTAGGAATTCTTGTATTTAACCCACGGTTAAACCACTCCATGGCTTTGCCAGCTATATCCATTAATCACTTACAATTTCTATATTAAAAGTCTAACTGAAGGTTACCTTTCCTCATTAACCCTGTAACTAACCACACTAAAGCGTCTACACAATCATCATGACTACTAACACCAAAGTTAGTTAATTCTTCAAACATATTCGTAAAGTTTCTATAGCGGTTGAAGATAATTTTTCTATCTTCAAACATACCCATAATTCCTCTAAATCTAGCTAACTTATCTGCTCTAAATCCTTTAACAGGATGCCAAACTAAATTATATAAATTCTCTCCTTGTAAACAAACTCGTTTAAAGTCAGCTTCTAATGAAGCCTGGTATTGAACTGCTTCTGACCAAATATCACATGTTGAATAAGTAGGGTAGTAGATACCGTTTTGATCTTGTCCTATAACAGACCAATCATTTAATAACTCTTTTAAAGCATCTAATTTTTCTAAATTACCCATTACTCGTATACGTCTGTAATCAATTATGTGTATACGGTCTTCAATTCTCCCTCCAAGAACCATAACTGTGTAGTCATTCTTTTCTCTAACACCTGCAGATAAGTCAACTCCTATTCCTAACGTATCAAATTCTGTTGTTATTTCGGCTTTAACAATTAACTCTGGTGCTAGTGATAGTTCATTTTGACGAATAACTTTATTCATATACTGGAATGAAAAAGCAATAGGAGCTTGTCGTTTCTTTTCTTTTAAATACTCCAGTGACCACATATCAGGCCAATAGGATTTTTCTTCACCTGTTTCTTTATCATTATTAATTGCAGATAAGACTATTTGAGTCCAATTATTCTGATCGTTAAAAGTAGTTGAATGGATATCATCATGTCTGAACCTAGTTCCTAAACATATAGCTCTAGCTCCTTCAAACATAGTTGGTGCAATAACAGCATTCCAATTGTCTTGCATCTGTTTTCTAATATCTGGGTTAGCTATATCAGCAGCAGATTTAATAGCGTCATCAATCATCACAAGATGAGAACGCTTAGATGTAACAGAACCTTTTAATCCAGCAGCACATAAAGTAAATTGTTCTTCACCAGTAGTATCTATTCCTGCAAACTTATGATCAATAGACCAGTACTCATTACTTGTAACATTCTTTAAAAGACGTACATGAGGAAAGACTTCTTGATATCTTTTACTTTCAATAATTCTTTTAATAGTTGCAGACTTAGATCGAGCAATATCAACAGTGTAAGAAAGATAGAGAATCTGTAATGGTAACTTAGCTTCTGTATGTATCCCAATAGCCCAAGCAGTAAGTAAACCTAAAACTGTAGACTTAGCAGAACCACGAGGTGCTAAGAGATCTACATTTGGTCCAGCAATCTTAATTAAACAGCTACTATCTTCTCCAGTTATAAAATGTCTATGCCATTCTTTATGATGCTCAGCAGGAGGTTTATCAGCTACATACTCACAAAAATAAGCAAAATTATCTCTTGCTTTTTCCAGTAACTCTAAATTTTTAGGTTTCTTGATTTGTTGCTTACGAGCAGCAGCCTTAGCATTACGTCTATATGCAAGATGGGTATAAGAAGGCACTAACTGTATTCAACGTACTATTAAATACTAACTTATTTCTTTTCTTTTGACTTTTGCTCTTTATACTTACGTGCTTTATCTAGAGCTTCTTTACGCTTCTCTTTATCTGATAATTTAGTACCATCATCTTTCTCTTTATTTTTATTCTTAAAATACTCAACTAATTGAGGAGGCATTTTACCTTTAGCCATATCCCTATTTAAATTCTGAATAAATATATTTTAGCGTAGCTACTTTTCTATTATTAGTTACTTTCTTCCTCTAAGTTCTTTTAGCTTACTTAAGAAATTTTTGAATCTAGAAGAATCAACGCCTTTTGGAAGTTTAGATTCTGAGTAACCTACTTTAGGTGTATTAGACGTATCAGAAGAGGGGCCTCGACCTCGTTGCCAAGCAGATCCTTCTGGTGGTCTAAAACCTCCGTTTGAAGCAGTCCACGTTTCTCCTGTTTCAGGGTTATACCAATCCACCAAAGCCATGGTAGATATTCCTCCAGAATGAGTAAAGCT